GGTTAAACGCCCAATACCTCCTTCAACTCTAATATCTTCATTCATTATTTCTTGCCCTCCCCATCTTTATCTTCAGGGCCAAAGATTTCTGCAATGGTTCCAAGCACTGCATCCATAGGGGCTCCCACTGGTGTCTCATCTTTATTGTCTTCCACTCTATCGGGATTTAGTTTTTTCTCTAAAGCCTGGGTTTGTTCTACCGTAAGCATTTTACGGTTGTCATTTATTGTAAATGTTTTATTAAAATTAATTTTAATACCCTTGAAACATAAAAGGGCGATAGCAGATACCACTGCTATAGAGACAAATATTGTTGCTACCATAGTTGTCCTCCTTCATTATTATCATTATTATAGAAGCTATTGTTATAATTGTCAACTGTTTGTGAGTATGTTGGAGCCATATCTGCAAGAATTAATCTAGCACTAATAAGGTCTTTTTCAATAGTTTCTTTTAGTGCCCTACCATCTGATGCGTATGCATCATATGCTAATAAGCGTGGGTCTTTAGGTAATTCCATAACTATCCAACGCAAAGGGTCACATAAGTGGTTGTTTTTATCTTCGGGTTTATCTTTTTTACCAGAGGCGGCGGTGTTGTCCGATGGGAATCTATACTCCTGCAGCTCTTTAATCAGCTGCGGGCAAGAGTCTTCGATTTCAATATAGTCTAATTCGAAGTATGTATTAGTCTTATATATACCTGCATCAACTGAAACCTGTCCAGGTGTGAAGTATATACCATACTCTGCGTAGTGGTCTACTAAAGATTTCTTATTATAATCTCTTTTCAACCCAGATTTAGGGTCAATTATCCACGGGCGTAGCCATGCTCCCTGTGGGACGGGCTGTGTAATCTGTTTTAAGGTGGTGGCTAGTTCTGCAATATTATTGTTTTCCTTCTTATACTCCTTATGTATAACAAGTTTATTTCTACTAGGGTCTATATACCCTAATAGTATTCCCGCTGGGTCTGATAAGCCGTAGTCATGTGCTAAAATATATTTAGCGTCTTTAGGCGGATTCTTTGTTGGGACTATATGTGTAACATTTGTATTAGCATTCGTAATAGCTGATGGGTAAACCAATCCCTCGCTATATGCAAAAGAACCTAACAGGTATCTATTTATCCACCATTGTGGTTTACCTTTAGAGTTATCTTTGAAATAAGTTGCTGGTAGATATTTATTTGCATCAGTGGCGGTTATGTGTGCTGAAAGTGCTAGGTCTATCTCATCTGGGTCTTCTATAGGTGGTGGGTTGTATAACGCTCCACCGTTTTTAATTATAAGCCCAGCCTTATCAACTATATCACTTTTAACCCAGCCCGCATCGGGGTTGGATTCCGTAAGGAACTGTCGCCAATCTGCTACAACATTAGGTATTTTTATATTGGAATCATCTGGGTGTGGCCTATATGGTTTATCAGGGTCTAAAGTTGTTGCCGCCATATTTCTAAGACGGGTCTTCGCAATAGAATAAAACTCAGGTTTAACCTCTGAGCCCTCAACTATACATATAAAATCCAAATTTAAAGAACGCAGTTTACCTGCATCGTCTAACGGTCTGAATAATAAACGGTACCCATTTTCAAAAGTTATATAACTTTGTTGAACGGATTGGTCTCTTATAAGGTGAACGGGAAAGTCTTCCTCAAGGTCACGCTTAATAGTCTGTGCAATCTGCGGGTAAATAGCAGCTCCGATTAAACCTGTGCCCCCAGGTGTTAAAAACATATGTTTATAAAATTCCTGAAGAGATGTACTGGTTTTACCTGAGCCGTATCCACCAAAGTTACCCTTAAATCTATGTGGGTCTGTGTGGAAAAGTTGCTGATGTGCCTGTGGTCTGAAAAGATTAGCATAGGTGTTACATCTAGGACATTCTTTCCAAAAGCGTGAAAAAGACCCTGATAGAGTTTTTGGAGGCTCCATCAAGGTATGGCATCTTGGACAGTAGTGTTTAGTCTCTGTAAGGATGTCCATAGGCATCCCTCTTATCCTTGTGCTTCAGCGGTTGTTATTGCTATAGTTGTGTTAGCTGTAATAGTAACGATGTAGGTTCCATCAATTTCAGCGTCAACTGGTGTAGCATTTGCTGTAAGAGCTGTAATTTCAGAGCCTTCAGTTGCAGCAATAGTTACAGTTGTTCCCGTAACATACTTGCCAGCAATAGCTTCTGTTGAGTATACAGCTGTAAAATCTCCAGCTACAGGGTCGAGTGTCACAGTGTATGAAGCGGCAGTGGTGATAGCGACAGTGGTGTCTGCTGATATTTCTATAGCATAAGTTCCATCTTCACCTGTAACAGCTTCAGCATTTACTTCAACTCCAGTAATGCTGTATCCTTCTGCAGGTTCAATAGTCACAACAGTTCCGTCGGTATATTTACCGCCGATAGCTTCTGTGTCATATGTAGCTGTGAAGTTTCCTGTTGCAGGGTCAAGTGTAACTGTAAATAGTTCCAATGTAGTTACATCAATATCTACTGGTTCAGTAATAGTGAAAGTAAATGCATTATCTGCTTCCTCTACTTCTTCTCCGTTAACTAAAACAGAGTCAATAGCAAAACCAGCTTGCTTAGTAATAGTTACAACAGTTCCAAAAGCGTACTTACCCCTAACTGGTGCATTACTAAAAGCAATTTTAAAAGTGTTATCTGTTCCAGGATTAGGGTCAACTGTTGCTGTAAAGTATGTAGGTCTAGCGGCCAGTATGGCAGCTTCAGCCTCCGATACTTTAGTTATAATAGTAGCCCCAGGTTTAACAGATGTTCTTTTAATAACACCAGACAAGTTGTTCGTAGTTGTAAAGTGTCTCATAAGCGTCCTCCTTTAAAAATTATTTTTTATTTAACCTACGAGTAGCTCGGTTAGAGCCTCCCGCTAGATTACCAGGGTGAGCTGTCGGTTTACCGTTCTTGTCTAGATGTAGTCTCAAAACTTTTTTAGGCTGTAGTTCCTGAGTCTGAGCGGCAAGCTCAGGATTGTCTGCAATGAATTTATTTTCTGCTGCAATTAATTCCTCAGGTGTAGCCGAGCTATCTAAACCAGCTTGCTCTGCAGCTTGCTCTGTTAAAGATAATTTAGAGTTAACCCTAGGGAATTCTACATCTAAGAAATTTGAGATGGATAAGTTTAGCAGGTCATACATCTCTCCCTCAGCTCTTAAAGCAATGTCCTCTCTAATCTGTTCAGGAGTAAATCCTTTAAGATGGTCAGGTACAGTACCGTTAGGGAAGGAGCGTTCAAAAAGTTCGTGCTCTGGTAGAGTTGTAATATTTGTGATGATATTGTCTTTAAGCCCCCTAAGTGCTGATAAGACCATTTGAAGTGCAATAGGGAACGATAGACGCTTACCCTCTGAAGAAACTTTAAGCTCCCCGTTGGTAAGGTCCTGAGTGATGATGATTGAGATTTGATTTTCTGCTGTCATAATTTTTTCTCCTTGTTTGTTAATTATATTATAGCTTAAATCATTTAAGAAGTAAAGTAAATTAATTGATGTTTTACTAAAACGAACAAACTTTTATTTATATATAGTATATATACTTAACCTTTTTTAAACCAATTTTGAACCCCACCCCCGTGCATATGCATACATTTTTCTTGCAACACATTTTTAACATGATGAGATGATTTATCTAACACAAACGACATCACAACACATCACTAACTGAAAATAATAACTATTGGTCGCCGAAATTAATAACTATTATTTTTCACTACCCAGTACCATTTTCCTTTCTCATATCCTTACACACATATGTATATATATATACTATACTATTTATTAAATTAGTTATTAAATATATATATTAGTTATTAATTTTCTTACTTATTAGTTATTAATTTTTACCTATTCTAAAATAATAACTATTTTGACCTTTTTTATTTTCTGAACTCAGTGATTTGTAATTCATCATTTTTCATGTTTTTTACACAATGTATATTTATACATTTTTATGCATATTTATACATTTTAATATGTTTCCATATTAATATGAAAACCATGCTAGGTTTTCAAACTTTCCACGCTTTTTAATGGATTCCGCTGGCCCTAGCATATAATATACCCTTCTATTGTAACACCTGGTGTTCAACCTTTCCTATTCTATACATACTATTTGTCATCTCAATCGTATCAAGGGTTATCAGGTTGTATTTTTATTACATAAAAATCTCCACCTAGACACTCCGAGCTCACATTCGTTCGTCGGTATCTTTCCCGTTGATACTCAATCGCCAGGTGTTGCCAATATAAGTGTATATTTATATATACATATCTACAGACACCTAACATGGATTACAGAGTAGATAATAAGGAGTTTATCATGAATAAACCAAATTCAATTCACAAATTTGGTGTATTTAACAGAGTAGAATACATCACTACAGAGAGCAAATGTAAACCATTACAAACTATCTCTCTAAAGTTTATTGGTGGTAGAGTGTGGTTAAACACATTCACTAATAAAGAAATCACACTTCGTTCTACTAATATGAAGCATCATTACCTAGCAATAGGTAAAGATAAAAAAGTGTATACATTAGTTATACACTTTTAAAAATAAAAAATAAATTTAATTTAAGTGAATTAGGTTACTGTGAACAGTGTAAAAAACAATCCCTAACACTATATAGGAGTTATCATGAAATTCATTACAATTCAAAAACAACAATTACAGCCTAAGGTTGTAAACATCAAGTCATCTGCATTCTATGACTCAGAATTAAACGAAGTTATGGAAACAGTTGACATACAAACTTTAAAGGAAGCATTACGCATCCCTGTTCAAACAATTAACATCACCGTAGGTAAATACATTACAGAAGTATTATTACAGACTATCACACCTGCTTACCTTCGTGGTTCACAAATAACAATCAATGGTATTACATTCAAACCATGTACATCTAACCCACAATACTTCTACAGTTGGACTGAGAAAGTACCATCATCATTGCCACAACATCTTAAAGACGCTTTCAAATCATTCAAACTTCGTGATAATCTATATCAAGAGTTAGTAGAGTGGAACCAATCACGCATTAAACTAGCAGAAGAACACTCTAAATTCAAATGGACATTTGCAGAAGAGTTTTATAAAGATATTTATAAGACATTCGAACATCTTAGAGTTCAGTCACCTAATAAGAAGACATTCTTCGAGGCAAATGCTGAGTTAGACTTTGCAACATGGTGTCCACAAGCAAAACCACTTACAGAGGCAGAGCAACGCAACATAGACATTATAAATCAACAACGCTATGCACAAGCATTTGGTTTACAGAGCACTGAAGTTCAATATTCTTACAGACACCGTACCACAAAACATGGAACAACTGAAGAAATTACTCTAGTATCTGACTCAGATATGGAGAACGCTAGAACATCTGCATCATTTATGAAACATACTAATCA